TTACGTATCGCATAACAGATAGTTAAAAAATCTGAGTACGAACCATTAGTATTTGCAAAATAATGGCTTAAATCGCCTATAAAAGCGTTTTGAAATAACCACGTTTCAAACCCATCTATTGTCAATGGCTTTTCCTTAGTTCTAAATACTTCTACTCCATCCTTACCTACATAGTCTTGTACTAAGAATGGATTTGCTTTAATATAATTTTTATATTGTTCGAATAACTCCATTAGTCTTTCTGGAGATTCTATTTTCTTTGTTCCAAAAGGTCTTCCCATAACTTTAAATATATTATTTCTTACTTATAATACTATCGTAGTATTCCATTCGATACTTTCGCCATAACGCTTCATTGCTATTTTGCTTAACGTCTTCTTTTAGTTGGCTGCCTAAGTCTTTTCTTAACTCAGGGTTCTCTATCAATCTACGCATTGCCTTGTACCAATCCTTCTTTCCTGCAACTAGACAGTTCTTTCCGTGTTTGCTCATCCATTGATACGACTCCACATCCGAAACGATTACCCCTAAACCGAATGCACCCATCTCTAGCATCTTTAATTCAGACTTTGCTCTATTGAACTCGTTATATCTTAAAGGAATCAAACCGATGTCCATTAAATTATACGCCTGTGCATAGCTGTAAACATCTGCTGCGTTTATCCTTCCGTAATTGTTGTCATCTAGGATGTAGTTTGATGTGAATATCTTTTCGTACTTGTGCCAAATTGAATCTCCATCGTAGAATCCTGCAAGCATAAACTTGTAATCCTTGTAAGGGCTTTTATTCAAAGATAGGATTTCGCCCTCTATTAGTTGCAAGTCTTCTAAGTGGGTTACTGAACCACTCCATCCAATGTTTACCAACTCGGACTTCATTGCTGCAATCTCTGGGTTAGGTATGAACTGAGGCTGCTCAAAGTCTATTGTGTTTGGGAAGACTTCCACATTTTTGTTAAACTGCGACACTACATATTTAAGGTAAGGAGTTGTCACCATAATCGCATCCGCTTGGTTAAAGTTGTAGATTAGTGCCTCTGCCCTATGGTTTAGCTTCCACTCTTTTTTTAAAACGTGGCTATCGCTTAATTGGTAATGGTCATCCGTATCTATTATCACGGGGATGCCTAATCGTTTTAGAATCTTCCATACGTTTTCTTCATTGCCTATTCTTGAGATTGACCTGCTTGCAATAATTAAATCGAACTGCGATAGCTGCGATTCAGGAGCGTGGTCTATGCTTGTCATTTGGCTGACCTCGTGTCCGTGCAAGTGCATCTTTGAATGGGGAACGATTAACCTGTGGTATTCGCCACCCATTATTTTTTGCCCTGTAACTAGTAGTATTCTCATAATTTTTCTATTTCTTTATTTCGTGGCTTTTAGTTTTCTTATTATAAAATACGTTTTCCTTGTCTATTATTTTAACTTCATTAATTAAAATCTTACAGGGTTCATCTAAGTACCAAATATAATCAGGGTCTGTTTCTGAAATCATACCTACCTCACAAAACTGAGGTCTAATTCCTTTTGGTTGAAAGTATATTGGTGTCATAAGTTTATTGCATTTATTAATGATTCAGTATTCCATAACTCAAAGTATTCACCGCCTGCAGGAATTACGTTGGGCGCATAGTAGCATATCTCTAATGCTCGCTTACACTTTAACGATTCAGCGATGGCAAAGTTCATTGATTGATTGCCGATAAATAGCTTTGAGTTGTTTATTATCCTTGCTAAGTCTAAGAAGTTTTCTACCGCTAAATACTTGCAGTTAACTTTTTGACTGAATATAGAATACTCGGCAGTTGAACCTGTGAAGTAGATAGTTTCTTTAAGGTCGTTTAAGATAGTGTAGTCAATGTTTGGGTTTTGATAGCGTTCAGTTCTATTTACCACTATGTAATCACTTGGCATAGTATCAATGTGCAAAATCCGCTCTGAGTAGTTTACATTTGTTAATTCAGGAAAGGCTAAAGCATACCATCGTTTTATATCGTATGCAGCTAGATTCATTCCTATGCTCCTAAACTTGTCTAGGTCGTAATCTAATCTTTGGTTTCGGTATGGTAACACATCGTAGATAAAGTCAAACTCCATCAACAAAGGTCTGAGCATCTTGTATGCGTAATCGTTTAGCATCACATTTCCGTAAGCGTGTTTAAAGGTAGGATTGCCACCAACATTAGGTGCGTTTACGTTTATGTAAAGAATAGCTTGTTCGCTGTAAATATCGCAGGCTTTTTGAATAGCAGGCATAGCGTAGAGAATATCTCCACTTGCGCCTGAGTGTTTAAATTTTAGATTCATATTCTTCAAATGCGTTAAATATTTTGTGAATCATTTCGTTCTGGCAGTTACCGCAATGAATGTTTGCAGTCACATATCCAAACAAATCTTTGTGGGCTTGCTGAAATGCTAATAACTCTAAAGCAGTCCACTTCATAGCGTGATTTGTTTTAAAAGTCAACCACCTATCTTTAAATGGTTTTAATCTTTCGTATATTTCTTGGTTCATACGTTTAGGAATTTAGAAATAAAAGCACTCATTACGCTACTAGCGCAGCCAATCATAAACGAATCAATAATTCCATTGCTTGAATACAAAGAGTAGCTTAAACCGCCCCAAAAAGCCATACAGAATGAACATCCGAAAGGTTTAGGTAGTTGCTTTGCAAATAGTTGCCCATAAATGTTAGTTAAGAAATCACTTGCACCAATCCCAAAGGATGCGCTAAGTGTTGTAAGAATCAGAAAAGTTTTTAAATCTGTCATGGTTTTCTAGTTTTAGTTTTTTAATTGTTTTTTGAATAGTGTATTGAACCGCTCCGTATTTTATACCAGTCATAACTGATATCTTTCTGAACTCCCCAATGTCGATGTAAAGTTTTAAAAGTGTCTGGTCATACCAATCTAGCGAATCAATCTTATCTTTGACTTCTTGGGTGAAGGTTTGGAACACATCCTCCCTATTTTCTAGTTCAGGGTCTAGTTCGCCTTCTAAACCAATTAACAAGTCTATGCTTTCCGTTTGGTCATTGTGCCGATACTTTCGGTAAAATGGCGAGTGCTTCGAGTTCCAAGAGTTGTGTGCTATTTTTACGAATAAGAACTTTAAATACTTTTTTTCTTTAGCCTCTAGTATTTTCTCATCAGGCATATCGAGCAGATTAATTATAACCTCGTGAAATAAATCTTCAAATAAAGCAGGTGAGGCTATGTTTCTGCATACATTTCGGTAAGCAGCATCTTTGTAGATAGCCTCTATGATTTGTGCTTTATTCATTAGTAGCCTAGTTCTTGCTTAATCTTATCTTGGTTCAACTGCCTTTTAAAATATAACGTGCCTCGTAACTGCTCGCATTCTTCTTGTATCTTTTGCCTGCACCTTCTTATTGATTCTGCGTTTGTAAGTCTACCTGCTGCGTATAGTTGCAAGAATTTAAACTTGTCATCTACGCCTTGACTTTCTGCAAACCAAACATTGGCAATAAGTTTTTCATCAGAATCCCGCAAGTGAGGATGTTTTTCAAGCAGGTTTTTAACCTTTTCTTTTATTGTAAAGTTAATCATCTTAGTTAGTTGTGTTTACAAATGTACTATTTAAATTTAAAATGCAATAATTATTTATTATCAGCCATACACCATTCCGATAGTTTAGACTTAACAATTAATTTTAGTTCATCAACCTTTGATAATGGGCATCGAAACGCAATAGTTTTTGTTTGCTCATTGTATTTAGGTTTAGCACCCGAACCTTGCCGAGTGCCTCCCCTTGTTTCTTTTTTATTCATTTCAATACAAAAAATGTTGATTGCGAAGGTAAATATCTTTTAACGCCTCCAAAATCAATTACAATCCTATCAAAATGGTATATTAATACCACACCGATTAATGTTTGTTTTGGTATAGAAAGAAATACTTTTACAGTATCGCCTTCGCTTGGTTTCTCTTCTACCCATTTCATACTGTGCCTGTTATTTGTATTGCATTGCCATTAGTGTGATGCGAGTGTGTTTTTGTTCCTGTTTTAAAAAAAGAAAATTGTTTTTCATAAAAGGCATCTACTCCATTGTTATCCCAACTTCTCAATGCTCTTAGTGTAAATTTATTATGTTCAACGTTACAAACTACACCTGTTTCAATCATTCCGTTTTCTTCAAAAGATACGGTTTGGTTAAGTTTTACTGTTTCAAATTTTCTTGCTTTCATTTTGTTTGTTTTTAATTACAGAGCAAATGTAATCCTTTAATTTGATTCTGCAAACTATTTCAAATAATTAAACAAAATATTTTTTACTTTTTATATAAGTATTTGATTTTCAATATAATTATTTTATAGTTCATTATTATTTGCTTTCTCTATTGTGTTAAGTTCAGCCTCTAATCTATCAATTTCGGATGCTGCTAAAATCAATGCCGCTTCATTATCTCTATTCTTTTTACGCCAATAAAGTTCCTGCAAGTAAATTGAACCAATGTAGTCAAATACCTTCTTTAGCGTTTGAATGGTCTTTAACGCATTAACTTTCCTTTCGCCTTGTAATGTATCAACCTTCATACTAAAGTCGTTTATTAACGTTCTTAACTCATCTAAAATAGCAAGTGCTGATTCTTCCTTGCGTTCATGTTGTTGCAAACTTCTTGTTGTGAAGTATAGCTGTTCCAAAGTTTCGGTGTATTTATCTTCGCTCATTAGAATGGTGTTGGTATTATATCGTTATTAGATTCTGACCTTATGAATGGTGTAGGTAAGTAGAACCGCTCGCCTCTATCCTCGTAGTAAGCATTGCGATAAACGTCAAAAGTTAATTTGCAGATTCCTTTTTGACCTTCACTTTTCTTTTTTAGCTTCTTTATGTGTATTTCTGCCGTGCTGCTTTGCCTAAAACCTTCAGCGTGTTCTTCATATTCTCTATGAACCAATATCATGTTCATTGCCTTAGCATACCAAGCATAACCGCCATCAATCTCATCTACTCTAGCTGGCTTTGGAAAGTCCTCACCTTTTACTAGCTGAGGATTCCTAGCGTGTGCCACTACAAATCCGTGATATTCGTGCTTCTTTGCGTGGCGATTCCATTTTACTAAGTTTCTTTTTAAATATTCGCTAATCATTGCAGAATTTTCATGGTCTAAGTCGTTCCAATTATCGGCAGCACTTGCAAATATTCCATAGTCAGTAATGGCTTGCTCAGTTATCTCTAGCCAATTATCTAAGTTAAACTCTCCCTCAGTTAATTCTACTACCTTAAAATGGTCTTTAACGAATGGAATTACATTGTATAAATCTCTTTCGCTTATTCGGTAGTTAATTGAATTTAGGTTAAAACTTTTACCTGTTAAACAATGTATAATTTCTGAGTAAACTTCATCCACATCGCCTGTTTCGGGTGTATAGATTAAACTTTTTTTGCCGTGACTGCAAGCTAAACCTGTTAAAATCTGTATCAATAACTGACTTTTACCATCCGTAGGTCTTCCGTAAATAATAGTGGTTCGCTTTTCTTTAACTGAATAGAGTTTATCAAACGATGGAAATCCAATCTTTAAACCTGATGGCTGCCCATACTTTTGCAGGTGAAATATTCGCTCTTGAATATTGGTATCTAGTTCTCTTATTATTGCCATTACCAAATTATTACTTTTTGTGTAGGCTTTTCTACTAGCACATTATTAATCTTATCTTTTCTTTCCCATTGCTTAATGGCAAGTTCCCAGCTAACATATTTATTTCCCTCAACTGAGTATCTTAATGCTGCATCGTAATAGTGTCTGAGTTTATCTTGTGACCAATCTGTAAATGCTTCTTTAAAAATAATCTTATCAAATAGATTTGATTCTTCAAATGAAATCTTGCGTGGAGTATTATCTTTTCTTATTCTTTTCTTTTCTTCTTCTTTTCTTATTGGGTTTTCATTCGGTTTACTTTCGGTTAACGAATTAAAAGCGGTCGGTTTTATTTCCTTTGTTTTCGGTCTTCCCCCCTTGCTGCCATTAAAAGAATTAGTCTTGCTAATATGATTTCTATCTATTAATTGTTCATCTAAAAATACTATTTGAATAGTATCATTCTCTACATTTAGAAACCTATCATAAAGCGAATTTAAAGCGGTCGGTTTATTGTATCTTTTTTCAATGTCAGATATTTTTAAGTTTCCGTCACGCTGCCAATACCAAGCACAAATGTTTATAAATAATCCTTGAACCTCTAAGTCTTCAAAGCAGATGTCACCCGTAAGCCATTCGCTTGGGGTAAATTTAAAATATGGTAATCCTTTTGCCATTAAATAAAAAAAATTCCATTCGTTCATCTGATTCGCAAGGGATAAAATTATAACCCAACAGACTACTAAAATGGAATTTCTTA